CCCCCTGTCTTTTATGGCGCAGGATTGACTAGCTTAATGCGATGTCATAGATTATGCCCGCGCTTCGAACACGCACATCATAAGCCCAAATCCCGGGTTTATGCAAGCCCAGCCCTAAAAAAGCTGGGCTTTTTTTTGTGGCTGTAAAAAAGAGCCCAGACTAAAATTGAATTCCCCCACGCTCTGAAAGATATCTAAGCATTTATATATCTTGCGCGCTTCTATTAAAATAAAGGATTCTGGTCAATGCGGTAAGTGCCCCGTAACCCATTGTAATACATATATATTATATATATAGAGTATATATTTTATTTAATTATTAAAGACTCAGACACTAGAGATGAGGGCCAGCTTGATGATGGGCCGATATCAAGGTGTCTTATAAGGGGTCTTTTTTAGTATTAATCTCAAACCGGCGGTGAATGACGGGCACCCTCGGTTTGAACTATCCGGAATTTCCGGATAGTTGCCGGCGGTGAATGGCGGGAATAATTCCTTGCATCAATCAATGACTGGGATTAAGTTAAAACAGGCAGAGGGAGCGCGACAACGCTCAACCCCCGCCCTAATCAAGAACGACCCAGGAAGGGAGGTCGAAAATGACTGAAAACACAATACCAAAAAGATCAATGATATTGCAAGACGCTAAAAAAGCCGTGTGCAAAGACAGAGCGGAAACGCACGGCAATTTAGAAAACAATTTTTCAACTATAGCAAAATACTGGTCAATCCATACTGGAGCAGAAATCACTGCTACCGATGTTGCTGTGATGATGGGCCTGCTAAAAATAGCACGCATAAAATCAAACCCAAAACATCAAGACAACTGGCTAGATCTTGCCGGGTATGCCGCTTGCGGCGGCGAGGTGGCCGATAAAGAAAATAAAGGAAAATAGAAAATGTCGACAGGAAGACAATACACGAATGAGGAAGATTTATTAGTAAAAGAACTAACGTTTAAAGGATTATCTGCTTTAGAAATCGGAAAGGTATTGCGCAGAACTAAAAATTCGATTTTAGGCAGGCGATATAGGCTAGGGCTGACGATTGACAAAAATGGCAACCGGTGCTTATCGCCAGAAATGAAAGTGTTTCTAAAAGATAATGCTGGGAAGATCACGAGAAAGCAAATGCTGGATGGTTTGAGGAAAAAATTTAATTTCAAAATCTCGCACGATGATTTTTATAGAAATTGTAGAAAACTCAAATTGCCAAAAAAGCCGTTGCCCCCAAAAGATCCAGCCATGCGGCGCACCACGAAAGAGCCTGCGAATGGAAGATATAGAATTACAGATAAGATTGAGAGAAAAGAAAGAGAAGTTTTTGGGAATCAAATAACCCGGTAAAAAAAACCTTTACAAATAGGGCCACGGGCCTTATTGGAAAAAATAGAGATAAAATTTTATGTTTAACTTCCCTCCTATAAAAACATCATGTTGAAATTTGAAAACTGGCCAATAAGCCGTTGCGTTGATTACGCCAGAAACCCTAGAAAAAACGACCACGCAGTTGATAAAGTCGCCGCTGCTATTAAGGAATTTGGCTTTAGAGTTCCAATCATTGCGAAATCAGACGGCCTGGTTGTCGATGGACATTTGAGATTGAAAGCAGCCAAAAAACTAGGACTAGAAGAAGTCCCAGTAATTCTTGCTGATGACATGACAGATGCGCAAATAAAAGCCTTTAGGTTAAGCGTTAACAAGACCGCTGAATTTGCGGAATGGGACTTTGACCTTTTAAAGCTTGAACTGCAAGATTTGGGTGAGTTGAACTTTGACCTGGAATTGACGGGCTTTGATCTGGGTGAGGTTGCAAGCTTATTTGATGATGGTGGAATAGAAAAAAATTATACAGACGGCGAAGCTGGAAGCCTGGCCGCAAGATATGGAGCTCCGCCGTTTAGCGTGTTAGACACACGGCAAGGGTATTGGTTAGATTTGAAAAGAAAATGGCGCGATTTGATCGGCGACAATGGCGAAAGCAGGGAAAATACTTTAGGTTCACGCGATAGTTTGGTCGGCTCACGCAATAATGGGGTGAGTCTACTTGACCCAGTTCTTGCTGAGGTATGTGTAAAATGGTTTGGCGTTGTTGGTGGATTGGCTTTCGACCCGTTCGCTGGCGACACAGTTTTCGGTTTTGTGGCTGGAACGATTGGCATGGAATTCCACGGCATTGAGTTAAGAAAAGAGCAGGCCGATTTGAATCAAGCGCGCTGTGCAGAGGCGGGGCTGTCTTGTAGCTATTATTGTGACACCAGCGAAAACATGGATTCTTATATAGATAACGACTGCATTGATCTTGTGTTCAGCTGTCCGCCTTATGCCGATTTGGAAGTTTACAGCGATGACCCACGCGATTTGTCAAATATGGGTCACGATGACTTCTTCCAAGTTTACAAGCGCATTATGCAAGGCACGTTCGCCAAGCTGAAAGACAATCGTTTTGCCGTTGTCGTAATGGGTGAGGTCCGTGCCAAGTCCGGCGCGTATATTGGCACAATACCAAAAACCATTCAGATCATGGAAGAAGCTGGCTATCAGTTTTACAACGAAATAATTTTAATAAACAACGCCGGAACGGTGCCGCTTAGGGCTGGAAAGTATATGCAAGCAACGCGCAAAGTCGGCAAAATTCATCAAAACGTTTTAGTCTTTTTAAAAGGCGACGCGAAAGCGGCGGTTGCTGACTTAGGTGAAGTCCAGATTGATTTTAGAGACGAAGATGCAAACTAGCGGCAGTCATGTTTTGGCGGATGTCTGGGTGAATGAATATACTCTGGGCAGCAATGTCATAGAAAAAATCGTTGCCGATGCACTTGATAAAAGCGGGATGACGGTCTTAGGATCAAAGATCCATGATTTTGGCGGCGGAGCCTTCACTGGTGTCTGGCTGTTGGCTGAGAGCCATTTCAGCATCCACACATTCCCTGAACGTAATTTTATTAGCCTGGATTGTTACACTTGTGGGAATGAAGGTAATCCGTTGTCTTGTGTGTCAACTTTTATAAATGGGTTAGACGTAAAAAATATGAAATTGAGATTTATGGAGCGCGGGATTTGATTTTATGCGTGCAGGTTAAAAAAAAGGAGTCCGATTAAATGACTAAAAAGAAGGGGATGCCGCTGCACAAAGCAACGAAAGACAGATGCGCGCTGGTAGAACTTCATGCGACTGTTGGAACGCCACAAGCGATTATTGCCGACATTTTGGAGATTGACCCAAAGACTTTAAGAAAACATTATCGGGCGCAATTGGACCAGGCAACGGCCAAGGCCAACGCACAGATCGGCGGCGCTCTATACAACAAGGCAAAGAACGGCGATACCACAGCACAGATCTTCTGGATGAAAACCAGAGGCCGGTGGAGAGAGACAAACAACCTAAATCTGAGTAATGAAGACGAAACCATGATGCCGCGTGTAATTAAGTTAATCGCAAAAGTTCCAGTCAAAAAAAATGATTAAATTTTTCTATTTTTTGGTCCTGATCGGCGCTGTTCTCATCGCCGCTACTTTCTTTGTGACGCCGCCAGAAATCAGCAACTCCGAAATGATCCAATTGAAAACTGATAGATGGCTGGGGAGAAATGTGAAATGAAGTTAGTACAAACCAAAGAAGGCCAAGGCGCTTTGATTTTCGAAACCTACTATGAGGCCAAGCTTGTTTTTGAAGAGTTAAAAAAAACCGCCTCCGAAAATGTAGAAAAACGGAGGCGGTAAGGAACAAACAAAGGGAGTAAGTTATGATTGAGAATCTATATCAAAAAAATAGTGTAAATGCAAATTGTTGTCTTTTTGTGAAAACATCGGGTAAAAAATGCCTGGACTTTTAGTGCCATATGGACTAAATTGTTTTCATCAATAAAGGAAGATAATCATGAATAAGCTAGATAAATTAATCGCAGTGGCCGATTTAATTGCGGACGAATCAACAGGATCAACAGGATCTACAGGAATTTTTAACGACATCATTGGTAAATACGTGGTCGTGCGGTCGAGAAACGAAGGCGTCAATTGCGGAACCGTAGTAGCTGCAGACTCAACTGGGATCATCCTAGAAGAGGCTCGGCGTCTCTGGTACCACAAGCCGAAGGATGCGTCTCAGAGCTGGTATGAAGGTGTCGCTAACAGCGGTTTATCGGATGATAGTCAGATTTCACCAACGGTTGACAGAAAGTTAATCGTGGAAGAC